AAGTAGCTGACGAACTGATGATAATGTTAAATAATACGGGACTTCTTCACGGATATTCATTCAACTCATGGTCGGATGTGATAACCTACGACAATGCGTTCGTGCAAGAGTGGTTAGATTCACCTCAGACTTCCCTTTACTACAGTCTGCAAGTAATGGAAGATACACAAGATAAGACAGATGCGTATGCAGCATTGGATCAATCAGATGTTGATGATTACTTACAGGACATTTTAAAAGAAACTGTAAACTGCGATTGTCAAGAGTAATGAGAACACATCCATACGAGAAATTATTAAATAGAAAAAGAACATGGACTCCTGTAAAACCTACAAAAGGCGAGGTGAAGTACGGTGCTGAAGAAACCATCAAGCGTGCTCTCGCAATACGTCATATGGAGTTACCAGTGGGAGAATTTATTCAAGAAGGACTTGAAAAAGAAGTACCCAACAACGCTCGGATTCTTCTTGAGTCGAACGTTAAAGATGAGATCAAGCATGATCTGGCACTTGGCTACATTGTTGACGCCCATGGGGCTGATCAGCAGGCCGAATTAGAAGCTATGAGGATACGTGATGCCTGGATTGAACACCCTGATCATACTATTACCAAAGCTCTCGTTGCAGAACGAGCTATATTTTTTGTTCTACTTCCTTTCTTTAGGTTTACTGGTGATTCTGCTCTCAGAACAGTATCAGCTGATATTTCCAGAGATGAACAAATCCACGTGGCGGCTAATAGTCTTGTTTGTACTGAGTTGGGTTTATCCCCTAGCCCTTCTCTGGACAAACTTCGAAAAGCTACAATTAACTGGGTACTCCAACCCCTAGGTATAAATACTACCGATAAATATTTGGACAAAATTTTTTGGCAGGATGCTAGTGATCGATTAATGTATGAGGGTAAAGCACCTGAATTTTCTGAGACACAGAGAGCACGTATGCCAGCATTCTTTGAACATGCAAATACAAACCTCCCGCAGTACGCTTGAACCAATACTAGGTCCAAACCCTGAGTCACTTCTAGCTGAAATGGAAGAGAGATTTCCAATGGATAACCCTCATCCTAAAGAAGAATTAAATACTATTATGTATAGAGCAGGGCAAAGATCAGTAGTTGAGTGGTACAAAAATAGATTAGAAGATTAATGGAAGTACATCTACTTCACCCTGAAGATGTCCCTTCTGTATGGAAAGAAGTACAACCCTTAATAGATAAAGCATTGATTAAGTCTGATGAAATATACAACTCATCAGATTATTTAGATCTTATTCTTGATGGGGTTTGTACTTTATGCATTGGTTTACATAACAATGAAATCCAAATGTCTTTAGTATTGGAAGTCGTGGAAGTACCCCGTACTAAAGTATTAGAAATACACATTTGGTCAACAAAATCTGGTTATGATTTTCAACCATGGATAGATCAGTTTGATTGTATAGAAAAATTTGGTAGAGACAATGGTTGTACTCTTATAGAAGCGACTGTTAGAAAAGGTCTTGCCAAAAAATTAAAATGGGATAACAATTATTCATTATTAACCAAACATATTTAGGACATTATTATGGGAAGAAGAAGAAGAAAACGCCAAAGACGTCAACGTGAATCAGAAGCTGCAGCACGTGATGATGCAAGACGTCGTGCAGAGGCAGAAGCTGAAAGAGTTAGAGTAAAGCACGAAGCTGATATGGCTACTATGCAAGCGAAGATTGATACCGTTGCTAAAACAAAAACTTACAGTCCTACTACCAAGACAGCTTCAACTACAGGTCAACTTTCTAAGGGTTTAGACAGAGGACGGACAGCAGCTAAAAGGAAAAGAGCCATGAAGACAAGTAAAACAACAATTAAAATGGACCCTATGGCAGAAGGTCTACGGATTGCTGCCAGAGGAACCGGACAAGTTAACGTATAAAAACAATGTACAACGCACGACAAAGATACGATTCACTTACTAAAAACCGTACACAATTTCTTGACGTTGCTGTTCAATGCTCTAAACTTACACTTCCTTATCTAATACAAAATGATGAAGGTCGTACCACACATATAAAATTAGATACACCTTGGCAATCAGTAGGTTCTAAGTGTGTAGTAACTTTGTCAGCAAAATTAATGCTGGCTTTACTACCTCCACAAAGTACCTTCTTTAAATTCCAAATCAGAGATGATAAACTTGGTCAGGAATTACCTGCTGAAGTTAGATCTGAAATGGATTTGAGTCTATCTAAATTAGAACGCATGGTTATGGATTCCATAGCAGCGTCTACAGATAGAGTCACTGTACACCAAGCGATTAAACATCTAGTGGTGGGTGGTAACGCTTTACTTTATATGGGTAAGGAAGGTATTAAGCATTATCCATTGAACAGGTATGTCGTAGAACGAGATGGTAATGGTAACGTAATTGAAATCGTAACCAAAGAAATTATTAATCGTAATCTATTACCTAAAGATTTCCAAGATGCAATTAGTCAGCAAGTACCTAATCATCCAGGTGATGTAGGTGGTGGCATTGGAGCTAGGAATGAAGAAGATGTAGATGTTTATACGTGTGTCAAACTTAAAAATAATAAATGGGTATGGCATCAAGAAGCATTCGATAAAGTCATACCAAATACAAACGGCAAAGCACCTAAAGATGCTAGCCCATGGTTGGTACTTAGATTCAACTCAATTGATGGGGAGAATTATGGACGTGGTAGAATAGAAGAATTCTTAGGCGACTTCAGATCACTTGAAGCATTGTCTCAGGCAATCGTAGAAGGATCTGCTGCTGCTGCAAAAGTAATCTTTACTGTATCACCTTCCAGTACAACCAAACCTCAGACAATCGCGTCTGCAGGTAATGGGGCAATAGTCCAAGGACGTCCTGATGATATAGGTGTTATTCAAGTGGGTAAAGGTGCTGACTTTGCGACCGCTGCTAATCTAATGCAAGATTTAGAAAGGCGGTTATTAGATGCACACCTTGTTTTAAATGTAAGACAGAGTGAGAGAACTACAGCTGAAGAGGTACGCCTCACACAATTAGAACTCGAACAACAGTTAGGTGGTTTATTCTCATTGTTAACTGTTGAATTCCTTATACCATACTTGAATAGAAAGTTATTAGTTCTACAAAGAACTGGTGAACTACCTCGTATCCCTAAAGATTTGGTAAACCCTACAATTGTAGCTGGTATCAATGCTCTAGGAAGAGGACAAGATAGAGAAAGTCTAACCCAATTCATTACAACAATTGCACAAACCCTCGGACCTGAGGCTATGATGCAATTCATTAATGCTGATGAAGCTATTAAACGTTTAGCTGCAGCTCAAGGTATTGATGTACTTAACCTAGTTAAGTCTATGGATACTCAACAGCAAGAAGCAGAACAAGCTCAAGAGCAGGAAATGGATATGGAGATGGCTAAGCAAGCGGGTCAATTTGTCAATTCACCATTGGCTGATCCATCTAAAAACCCTGATGCAGAAGAATTAGTAGAAGATGTCGCAGAACAATTCCAAGAACCAACCGACGAGACCGAAGAGGGTTAGTCAAAAACCTAAAACGCAGATGAAACCTCTGCCAAATAAAAAACTCGATCAAAACGAGATAGCAAATCCCACCTCCTTTGATACCAATAAATATGAACAGAAACCTATGATAGGTGAACCTTCTATACACGCCCCTGGTGGTATAGTTGATAAAGTTGGTCTCGGAGGATTAGAAACAGTAACTAATTATGGCAGTCAACCTGACGTATGATCCTGCTAATGACCCAGATACCATCGAAGCTGAAGATCAGAGAGATGCTGCGTCATTAGAAATAGGAGAAAAATTAGCGGAAGAACAAGAGAAACTTCTAGCTGGTAAGTATAAAGATGCTGAAGAATTAGAGTCAGCATACATAGAACTTCAAAAGAAGTTAGGTGAAAAGAGTGGACCAGAATCTGAAGAAGATTCACAAGACGCTCCTGAATCCAAAGATGAGCAGGAAGAAGAAGATCCTTTTAAGGATGATGAAACTGCTCAAATTATTTTCAAAGCATCTGATGAATTAAATGATGATGGATCGATAAGTGAAGAGACTATAGAAGCCTTAAGTCAAATGGACAGTAGGAAGTTAGTCGAAACTTATCAACGGATTCAATCAGAATTACCAGATGAACCTGCAGAACCTACAGCACCTTTGACAGATGAAAGTGTCACTGAAATACAAAATGCTGTAGGTGGTCCTGATGCTTACAAAGCTATGACAGGTTGGGCGCAAGAAAATTTTACTCAAGAAGAAATACAAGCTTACGATAACGCATTAGAAGGTGGTAATTTAGACACAATTAATTTTGCATTACAAGCATTGTACTATAGATATACAGATTCTGTGGGATCGGAGGGTGAAATGATTCAAGGAAAAGCAGCTTCACCTGTTGATGGATTCCGTAGTCAAGCAGAAGTAGTACGTGCTATGAGTGATCCTCGTTATGATAGTGATCCTGCTTATCGTCAGGATGTATTTGAAAAATTAGAACGTTCACAAGTTAAATTCTAATGCCTAAAGTCGGAAACAAACATTTTGCATATACTCCTGCTGGATATGCACAAGCTAAAGCAGCTAAGAAAGCAAAGGCAAAAAATAAATCAACAGCAGAACATAAAAAATCACCCATCAGAAAACTCGCTTAAGGAAATTTAATTATGGCAAGAGGAGACGGTGACCACGATTACATTGGTTACGATCATGAAAATAGCCTTGTTGGAAATAACAAAGTTGTTTACAATGTAGAAACATCTGGTGATAGATGGTTTAGAACAGGATACAATCAACATGTTAATAACACAACACATGCTGATGCAGTTAATGAATACGGTGTAGAATCCGTAGTATCAGTAGCTAACGCTTGTCCAGGTAGTCCTGGTTGTTAACTTTAACACTTTATAAATGTCAACACTCACATTACAAAAATCCAATTGGGATAGATTTTGTGACTGGGTTACTAGCACCGATAACCGCCTCTATGTGGGGTGGTTCGGTGTCATTATGATACCCTGTCTTATTACAGCAGCAACTTGTTTTATAATAGCATTTATTGCTGCACCTCCCGTCGATATTGACGGCATACGCGAACCAGTCGCAGGATCTTTACTCTATGGAAACAACATCATTTCAGGAGCAGTGGTCCCCAGCTCCAACGCCATCGGCATGCACTTCTATCCCATCTGGGAAGCAGCAACAATCGACGAATGGCTCTACAATGGCGGACCTTATCAACTCACAATTTTTCACTTCCTCATTGGTATCTCAGCTTATCTGGGACGACAATGGGAACTTAGTTATAGACTAGGCATGCGCCCTTGGATTTGTGTTGCTTACTCAGCTCCAGTGGCGGCAGCCTTTGCAGTCTTCCTGGTATATCCATTCGGACAAGGAAGTTTCTCTGACGGTATGCCGTTGGGGATCTCAGGGACATTCAACTTTATGTTTGTCTTCCAAGCAGAACACAATATACTCATGCATCCTTTCCATATGTTGGGAGTTGCGGGGGTTTTTGGCGGTGCTTTGTTCGCTGCTATGCATGGTTCCTTGGTCACCAGTTCACTCATCAAAGAAACAACTGAACAAGAGTCTTTAAATTATGGCTACAAGTTCGGTCAAGAGGAAGAGACGTATAACATTGTTGCGGCTCATGGCTACTTTGGGAGACTCATCTTCCAATATGCTAGCTTTAATAATAGCCGTAGTTTACATTTCTTCTTGGCTGCTTGGCCCGTCATTTGCATATGGATTACCTCTATGGGAGTTTCAACCATGGCGTTCAATCTTAACGGATTCAACTTTAACCAATCCGTAGCAGATGCAGAAGGGAGAACAATCCCTACATGGGCAGATGTATTAAACAGAGCTGACTTAGGTATGGAAGTAATGCATGAACGTAATGCCCATAACTTCCCACTTGACCTAGCAGCTGTACCTGAAACAGTCGGTTAGTGTGATAGTGGCGACCCGTAAGAGCGTCCTCGCCGCTGTTCAATTACTTACTCATATATGATTACAACAGAATATGGCAAACAAAATATGTTTGCAACTGAACCACCTATCGAAGTATTAACAATGAACAACGACAACGCTGAATTACAAAATGGCCGTTGGGCTATGATTGGAATCGTCGCAGCTCTTG